CTACGAGCGGGACAACGAGCAGAAGTCCGCCAGCTACGAGGAAGTGTTGAGGGCGCTGCATGGGCAGCCTGACAACGGCTGAAGCCGTCGAGCTACTCCGGCCGTTCCGAGTCGACTTCGAGTTCTACGCGCCGCGCGCTCTGAAGATCCGAGCGAAGGACGGCGCCGTGGTGCCGTTCCAGTTCAACGTCGCGCAGAAGTACGTGCACGACCGCATCGAGGCGCAGCGCAAAGCGACCGGCAAGGTGCGGGCGCTCGTGCTCAAGGGGCGGCAACAAGGGATCTCGACATACGTCGAGGGTCGTTTCTACTGGCGAACGACGGGCGAGTTCGGCAAGAAGGCGTTCATCCTGACGCACTTGGCCTCCGCGACGTCGAACCTGTTCGCGATGACGAAGCGGTACCACGACCATTGCCCGCCGGCATTGCGACCGATGACGTCCGGCAACAGCAGTACGTCGCTGGTGTTCGACAAGCTGGACAGCTCCTTCGCCGTGGCGACTGCCGGCAGCAAGGGCGCAGGGCGATCGGACACCGCGCAGCTGTTCCACGGCAGCGAAATGGGGTTCTGGGAGAACGCGCTTGATCACATGGCCGGCATTGGCCAGATCGTGCCGAACGCGGACGGTACCGAGATCATCCTCGAGTCCACCGGGAACGGGACCGGCAATCTCTTCCACAGCATGTGGGAAGACGCCGAGCGGGGGCAGAGCGAGTACATCGCGATCTTCGTGCCGTGGTTCTGGCAGCCCGAGTATCAAGCGCAGCCGCCGGAAGGCTGGGAGCCGTCGCTGTATGACGGCGCCGAATACGCGGCAGCGTACAAGCTGACGCCGGCGCAATCGTTCTGGCGTGAACGCAAGATCCGCGACGAGTTTCGCGGCGATGTCGCGCTGTTCGATCAGGAGTATCCCGCCGAGCCCTCGCTCGCGTTCCGGCGCCAGTCCGAGGAGTCGTACATCGCGCCTGGGCTCGTGAAGCGCGCCAGGATGCAAACGGGCGTCGAAGCGCGAGGCGCCAAGATCATGGCGCTGGACCCCGCCGAGATGGGCAAGGATGACGCCGTGGTGCTGATGCGCCAGGGCCGCGTGGTGCCGAGCGATCGCTACATCCGCTACCACGGGAAGATGCCGATGGAACTCGTCGGCCTGGTGGCGAAGCTCGCCGACAAGTGGCAGCCAGACTTTCTCGCGGTGGACGCAACCGGGATGGGCGGACCGATCGCCGATCGGCTGCGCGAGCTGGGCTACCCGGTAGTGCGCGTCATCGTTGGCCAAACGGCGAACGAAGACGACCGCTTCGTGCTCGTGCGCGACGAGCTCTGGGGCCTCATGAACGACTGGCTGATGGATTTCCCGAACGTGTTGCCGGACTGCCAGATTCTGCAGTCTGAGATGACAAGCGTGCCCTACACCTATGACTCGTCACGGAGACTCAAATTGAAGTCGAAGGAATACATGCGCAGCAAGGGCCTCCGAAGCCCCGACGGTGGTGATGCCGTTGCGCTGACCTTCGCCGTGACGGCGTCGGGGTCGTTCAACGACAAGCCTATCGATCACGATCGTCGATCGAACTGGAGAGCCCGGTAATCATGCCGCAGATGGCCGTGGTCGACGTCATGGGCGTCCAGGAGTCCAAGGGCGGGAACGTGCGTCGCCCGAACGGTGGGCTCACGACCGAGCAATTCCTGTCGTACGCCGAGGACATCCGCGACCAGCCCGCCGGCTGGCGCAAGGCGTGTGACAAGGCCGACGACTACTACGACAACAACCAGATTGACCCGGAGACGATGCAGGATCTCCAGGACGCCGGTATGGCGCCGCTCATCAACAACCTCATCAAGCCGACCATCGACGTGGTGCTCGGCATGGAGGCGAAGAGCCGCACCGACTGGCGCGTGACGACAGACGCCGACAAGTTCCAGGAGGTCGCCGAGGCGCTGTCGTCGGAAATGGCAACGGTCGAGCGCGAGACGCGCGCCGATCGCGCCTGCAGCGACGCGTACGCCGGTGAAGTGAAGGCGGGCATCGGCTGGGTGGAAGTCTCCAGGCAATCGGACCCGTTCAAGTTCAAGTACCGCGTCGGCACACCGCACCGGCGGGAAATGGATTGGGACTGGCGCGATCGGGATCCTGCGCTGCAGGACGGGCGTTACCTCATTCGCCGGCGCTGGTTCGACATCGACGAGGCGAAGATCTACTTCCCGAAGCACCACGAGCTGCTCGAAGCGGCCGGGACCGGCTGGGGGCAGCCGTGGTACGAGCGCATGACCGAGACGGCCGAGTTGCTCCACGCGTTCGACCAGGAGCGCGGCTGGACGCTCGAGGAGTGGGAGTACCGTGACACGATCCGCCGTCGGATCTGCCTCTACGAAACGTGGTACCGGCAACTGCGCCGCGGCTACGTGCTCAAGCTGCAAGACGGGCGCGTCGTCGAGATGAACCTCGACAACCCGGCGCATGCGCTCGCCGTCGCGCGTCGACTGGTAAAGCCGATCCCGGCGATCTACAGCAAGTGGGGGATGGCGATCTTTGCCGGCCCGCACAAGATGGTCGACTACGGCGCCGATCGCAAGCGGCATCCGTACATCCCGTTCTGGGGCTATCGCGAGTCCCTGACCGGCACGCCCTACGGGCTCATCCGCTCGATGATCTCTCCCCAGGACGAGGTCAATGCCCGCCGGCGCAAACTGATGTGGCTGCTGTCGGCCGTGCGGCTGACGATGGACTCGGACGCGCTGGACAAGAAATTCAACACGATCGCGGACGTGCTGAAGGAGCTGGCGCGGCCCGACGCAGCGATCATTCTCAACCCGGACCGGAAGAACCGCGACAGCTCGGCGATCAGCGTCGACCAGAATCTGCAGCTCGCCGAATCGCAGTTCAAGATCATGGTGAACGCCGAGGAGTCGATTCAGAAGGTCGCCGGCATATTTAACGCGATCCTGGGGCGGGAGAGTTCGTCGACCAGCGGCGTGGCGATCGACAGTCTGGTCGAGCAGGGCGCGACCGTGCTGGCCGAACTGAACGACAACTACCGCTACTCGCGCCGGATGGTGGGCGATGCGCTGCTCGATCTGGTGCGCGAGGACATCGGTAACGACGAGGTCGAAATCATTGCCGGCGAGGATGGCCGCAAGAAGAAGTCGATCATCCTGAATCAGAAGGTGCAGGACCCAGAACTCGGCGGCATAACGATGCTCAAGAACCAGGTCGCGAACGCCGGGGTGCGCGTCACGCTCGAAGACGTGCCGAGCACGCCGAGCTACCGCAAGCAGCAGTTCACGATGCTCGCCGAAGTCATCAAGGGCCTGTCGCCCGAAGCGCAGGCCGTGCTCACGCCGTACTTGATCGAGTCGTCGGATCTACCGAAGCGGCAGAAGATGGCGCAGGAGGTTCGTCAGGCGCTCAACCTGCCCAGCGTCGACGGCGAGGACGATCCGCGCGTGGCCGCGCTGCTCGACCAGGTGCAGCAGTTGACCGGGATGTTGCAGCAGGCGCAGGCCGCGATCGAGGACAAGACGCAGCGCGAGGACCGTGAGATCGAGCTCAAGGAGCGCGAACTGAAGATCAAGGAGTCAGAGATCGAAGACCGCAAGGCCGAGCGAGACGCCAAGATCGAAAACATGCGCAACCAGGTGCAGGTGTCTGACGCAAAGGCCAAGGAGGCCGAGGCGCGAGCGGAGTCGATCAAGGCCGACACCACGCGCAAGGATGCCGAGTTCGCGCTGACGCAGGCGATCGGCCAGGTGGGCGAACAGGTGCAACAGGTCGCGGGCGGCGTGGAGCAGGCGAAGCAGAAGGCCGATGCCACGCAGCAGTCATCCGACAAGGCAGCGAAACAGCTCACGGCTGCGCTCGATGAACTGAAGGGCGCGCTGGAGAAGATGCAGGCCGACAGCGGCACGCAGCTGGACGGGCTGCGCAAGGATCTGGCCTCCGTCATCACCGAGGAAACGGCCAAGGCGACCAAGGAGGCCGACGAGCGCACGCAGAAGGCTGTCGAGAAGGCCGCGTCCGCCATGGCTGAAAAGCAAGCGGAGATGATCGAGGCGTTGCGCGAGGAACTTGGGCAGCGGCGCGACCTGAAGGGTGTGACGTGGAAGAAGGACGCCGAGGGCAATGCCGTGGGCGGCACGGCTGACTACGGCGACGAGAAACGCGGGTTCAAGGTGGTGCGCGGCAAGAACGGCGACGCCACGCGGCTAGAGTTCGACGACGAGGGCAAATGATGCGAATCAAGGTGAAGGAACTCATCAAGCACGGTCGCGAGCTGTTCGCGGCGGGAGACGAGCGCACGGTCGACGATGAACTGGGCGCGTACTTCGTCAAGAACGGATGGGCGAGCGAGGTCGGCGGCGCCGATGTCGATCCGCAACCTGGGGCGGTCGACCTGGTAGTCCAGGGCGCGAAGCACGCAGCGAAGGACAGCAACCATGGCTAAAGCCGCGCACGACGACGTACTCGACGCGCCTGGCGCCTACCTCGCGGCCAACGCCACGCGGC